ATGGGTGGTCTGTGCAGGGCACTTTATGGGCGCACGGATGCATTGCGTAAACTCCGCGACGATATGCGCGTCCCTCCCGAGTACCTCAAAGAGCGCGCTGGCCAGTATTTAGAAGCCTTGCAAGCGAAGATAAACTCCAACCCATCTACCGCGAAAGAACTTGAAGTAGAATTCGAAGAAGCCAAGGAGGCGCTTAAATTCTTTAATAAGCGCCAAACGAAATTCAAACCCGATGCTGGCTTTGACGACACAACCAAGTGCGGACAAGGCGTTGCCGCCACTTCCAAAGCTATCAACTTGCTTTTTGGTGTTTACGCCCGTTCTATTTTGGATCGCATGCGCGAAATCCTTCTTAAAAATGCACGCCCGATCATATTAGCTACGCACAACAGCGAAGCCCACCTCAATGACGTTTATTCCCAACATATGTCAGAGTTAGGCAATCACGACAATACTAACTGGACGTGTAATGACTTCTCCGAATGGGATTCGTCATTCCGTAGTTGCTTCGCAAAAGTGACTAGTCGCTTACTTATTATGATTGGATGTCCCGAAAAGTTAGCGCAGTGGTTCGAGAACTTCCGCGAGAGTTGGCGTATGGAGTATCGCCATGAGTTTGGTAAGACAGTCCTCAGTGGGTTCGAGAAGCAGTTTTCAGGTAATCCGTTTACTATTTGTGAGAACACTATTGGAAACATGGCGTTATGTTTTATATCGTTTGAGTACAAGGGGTTAGACTTCGCCATGTTTAAAGGTGATGACAGCGCTGTACGCTGCACCCACAGTGTGCTCACTGAGAAAGGCCGTAATCTTATTAAGTTCACTGGGCATGGTCTTAAACTGCATAACACACCTATTGGTGAGTTCGCCGGTTGGTTTTTGACTCCTTATGGTTTGTACCCAGATGTGGTACGATATGCTGCCAAGTTTATAGATAAACCGTACCGTAGTGAAGAACACCTGCAGGAGGCTCTTAATTCGCTACAAGAACGCGTATCCGCGGTTAAAACAGAAACGCAAAAGAGGTGCGGAGCTACAATGGCTTATTTACATTATCGTGGTATCCTTGGTGTTGATACCTTTACTGTGGGCGAGATCGAGAATTTATTCAATTTTATTAAGTCCAGCAGGACCATTAGATTCTCTGACCTCAAACCACAAGAGCTGCCGGTTCGGCTGCTCTGACTATCTAACTATATTGTAAATAGCCCTCTTTATCTATTACGGTTTATTTCTTTTGACCACTTCTACCTTTTGGTCAATTTATTCATACTTGTTTCATG